TCCTTTTCCAATCAGTTCCCATGCAATCACCATCGCAGAATCAATCTGCGCGATGATGTTGTTAATTTCTATAGCCTGTCCGTGGCCAACGTCACGCCTTAAATTGACCAGAAGTCTTCTGGCCTCATTAAGAACGTCACGTTGCCACGTCAGGCGTTGCGTCTCCGTTACGATCATTTGCCCATCATGCGAAACTTGCGGCCACCGGCCTTGGGCTTAACCCCAGCCGAGCGCAGTGCGATGGCTAGGATCTGCTTCTCGCTGCGAGGCGTACCGCCAGCACCGCGAGCTTTGCCTTTCTTCATGTTATCCGCGCGTAGTTCCTTGATGTTCTTACCAATGTCTTTTCCTAGCATATACTATTCTCCTTTGTTTTTATTGTTTACCAACGAAGACCTATTAAGTTTATATACAAATGTGCATTTACCTTCTGTTTTCTTAAAAATTGCATCGCCATTCTTGACGGCATTATTAAGCTTTATTGCAAATGGCTTCAAGATTCCATTGTGTTTTGCTCGAAGAGATTTGTCATGGTATTTCTTTCCATTCCAAATAATAACTTTTGCCCCGGGTATATCTCCAATATATTGAAAATTTGAAGCTTTATATATTGTGCCATGATGTCCATATTCTTTGTCGGAATATGAAACAACTATTCCATTTTTATTCCAATCTCTTGAAAGCAGTTTAAGTGATTTTGATATAAAGAAACTTTCTGCATTTTTTGGCGTACCATCTATGCAGCATAATCTTCTTAATTCAATCACATCATTTGGATTGTTTGAAAATCTTTTATATTGTCCAGCCATTGCCATCGGCCCATAAAACATAGCTCCAACCATAAGTTTATTAGCATCAAACATTCTATAACAATAACTTGTCGTGCATCCATTTATTGATTTTGAATAATGCCATTTCTCTATAAATTGTTCAATATGATTTCTTAGGCATCTTTCAATAAACCATCCATTCAAATTATGGAGCGCAGAGGTCGGAATCGCACCGCCGTCTTCCCCTTGGAATAGGGGCAGTTCTACTACTGAACTATCTGCGCGTAAAGTCATTTGGTTTTAATAAATCTACCGGTTAGAAGATCCAACTCCCAACCGTGTCCATGAAATTTGTCGTACAGCATTTGGTTCATAATCCAAGCCAGATGTCCAGCATCCTCTCCCATCAACCTTCCTGGCTCGCACTTGTCCTCCGCCAGAATATTTTCCAATGCCTTGACGTGTCGCCTGTCTATTTCTTCGTAATACATTCAAGCCATCTCCTCTCCGACAACTTCATCCCACGTTGCCTGCTCACCATTCCAAACCTGCGGCTGTGAACGCAGCCAACTTGGTTTGTCTCCGGTCTTGGTAAAGCTTGATTCATTCCAAAGCACATTGTTACCAGGTACAGCCGTGATCCGTCCATTGTTAAGTGCGATGAAGTGGTGTGATTTGGTTTGTTGTGGAGACATGGAAAATCCATCTCCGTAAGGTTCGGCGGTGAACATGTAGCGACCGACCTCCCAAGTCTTGCGGCTTGCCAGCCATACCTTGCAGGACAACCCCATCAGATAGTCGTACTCGATTGTGGTGAAGTTCCATCCAAAACAATCCCAACGCTGTGCATCGTTGATGTCCCAATCGGCCACAGCAATGTCATCGTGCATCATGGCGTGGAGCGGAAGGCCGCGATATATCGCCCCGCATTTGAGCATCACCGTACATCCCCAAGCCCTTCCAGGGATGGCGGTTAATCCAAACCAGACAGCGTCACCTATCTCGGTGTTCTTTCCTTCAGACACAAACTCCATGTCAACCTTGACGTACAAGTGTCTGGGCAGGTTAGCAGCGTGGGTCATTTATGATTGCCATAGGATGTGTACATCACTGCCAGTATCACAATCCAAGTCGAATAAATTAACCAATCGCTCATCGCCATTGCGGTCCCGTAATCCAAGCCACCAGCACCCAGCGCGTTCCAAATATGGGAGCACGAGCGCAGTGCTTCATCCAAGACGGAAAGAAGCTTGCGGCTCCTTGATCGCTTGCTTGATCCACATTGTGCCAGTTTCCATCAACCCTTAATCCGCCAAGATAATAATCGCTTGGTTTTGATAGGTTGATAACCATCGTCATCTTTCGGATGTCACCCTCGGTCTCAATGGCATCAAAGTGCCAGCGGAACCATTGCCCTGGGCGATAGCGCAAAACCTGTAACTGCTGCATGTCGGTAATATCGAACTGATAATGTTCGTTGTTAACTTCGTCTGTTACGGCGGCCACATAGTTGTACAGCCAATCAAACAGACCTGACTTTGGAACCCAACACGAATCGCAAGTCCGATTCCAGCTTCTTACATTCCGCCCATCCTTACCAAGCACCGGAGCGCGTTTCATGCCAATCTTTGTGGCATCGTGTATGACCAGTTCGCACTGGCCTTGAGTCAATACCTTGGGGACCGTTACCGCCGTAAGCGTTTTTTGCTTGAACTTTTTTTGGTGCATTTCTTTCCTTTGGTTTGAATGAATCGCTTTATTGCTTGATTAAATCCGTAGTTAAACAACGCATCGCCATCGCTTATTATCTCGCGCAAGGCGGCATGACAAACTATGTCTCTGGTCTTATCATCAACCTCGATGTCCAGTTCGATCATTTCAATCTTGCGCTCTGCCAAAATTTTTATTTGGCCTAATCCATCCATGTTGATTTTTCCTCTCTCGCGCGGTCCAAGAGCCAGAATAGAAAGCCCCCCAGGAACGCTATGATTGCTGTCGTAATTCCGCATAACACGACCATGATTCCAATCTGCGTAATGCAGTCAAGCGCAAATTTTGCATATTCAGTTAACATTTCCTATGCCTCTTTTAATGACCCTGTTCAGCGTGGCCTGGTCAATCCTGACTCCGGCAACCTTGCACCAGAATAACACAGTCCCATTCTTGACATCCCTGACAAGTGACCTGACCTCCTTAGTGTCCCTGTAGCAGTTGCAATCCGAAAGTTTACCAATGCGGTTCTTGGTGAGCCTGAGTCCATCCAGCACACCTCTGCGCTGTAGAAGCTTGATATCTTGCATGGCGCGGATGGCGACTTCTCCCGCGAGTTGTTTGATTCGGTCGTCTTCATCTCCTCTGGTGAATTGTGCTGAGATCATCTGCGCTTCCGCTTCCCGCTGCGTTCCTGGCACCACATGGAGTAGGCGTTCCAAAGATCGGCTGCGTCCTGCGCCTTGGCCTTATCCTCAAATAAGTCATCGATGGATGGCAACCCATTCGGAGGCACAGCACCCCACAAGCGCGGTCCAATCGGGTTTCCTGCCATCGTGGTAACACGCCACTTGCCTTCTTCCCGCTGGACTCGCACTGATGTCATCGACCAAGTTCTTTCAACTTGGCATCGTCTGCTTTGATGGTTTCAATAAGCTTATTCATATCCGCACTCTGTCCTGCGTAATGAATGATGTTGGCATCCTTATAGCGATCCAACCCAAAGTGTTCTTCCACGCTAGTCATGCAGTTATAAATCGGATCTATGCTGAGAGTAGCTGTGGACCACAGGTGTAGCTGGAGGTTCATCCAAGTCTGCTCTGCAAAATGGTTAGGGAACAGGCCAATAGGCGGCTGTGATAATGCGCCAACAGCCTTTGGTGTCATGACGAACACGCCGGTGTTAAAGTAAAATCTTGGATTAAAATCATTTAACCCAAAAGCATTTGCTAGTCCATTAAGTCCTGGTTTGCGATCCAAAAATGCACCTTCGTCTAGCGCAATAAAATCAAATTCAGGCTCCATTAATTTCCCATCACAAGCGCGATCTGCAATAATAATGTCACCAATGTCATCGCAATCTTCTGTCACCAAAACGTCACAATCCAGAAACGTCACCTGTTCGTATCCCTTGGTTGCAATAATGTTTCCTATGGCCAACTTGCTATACTGCACCGGCTCGACCAACGGCTTTTCAAAAGTAATAAGATCAATCTTGTGCCGCTGGCAGTAGGATTCCATGCGCGGCTTGGTTAGCTCCAGCACCTTGTGCCACTTGTCTCCGAATGCTTGCGTGACCAATGCTTTCTTCATTTGGCATCCTTCCATATAACTCCCTTATCGTCCAGATCGCTGCTGAGAAGCATTATTTTATTGTACAGCGAATAACCGTAGCCATAACGCAATACGTTATGGTTAAGAATGTCTCCGATATGGTAGAGCAACCATGAAAGCGCAATCTTCATTTTTCAATCTTGACCCAAGCTTCCAACGGCAAATTTTCTCCGCAGAATCCAACCTGCATTTCCTTCTTTTCCTTGTCGTTTATTCCGTACAAGGCCCAACCACCTTCAATCTTTTCAGCGCGGGTAATTTTCATTTGTCGCTGCAATCGTAATCTTCCCAAGTAAAACGCTGGCAAGCTTGGACCGCATCATCACGCGTCTTGTAGGTGTCAAAGTGCGACCATTCCGATTCGTTGCTCTCGCCGGTTTTGTCTATGTAAACCGCCCATTCCGGTTTTCCTTCCTCATCCAATTCCTTTCGAATCCATCTCATAGTCTTGGCAATCCTTTCTTTAACTGCATCCATGCAAACAAAGCTCTTACCACCGCACGCTCCAAGTGGTCAAGCGCATTCTCTCCAGACTCATCTGGGTTGGGATGGTTTAGGTGGATCTGCTGTTGTGCGGTGACAGCATGTTTGACGCAACGCGTGATGTGGTAATCAAAAACTGGCCGATCCTTCCAGAACCATTCTCCATACGCAGACTTGGCTGACCCATTGCCCATCACCCTCCACACAATTTCTGAGGCGGCGTTACCCATCTCTTCGATTGTGGGAGGGTTTTCCATTTACAACTTCATCCCTGGCGGATTGTATTTCTTGGACCATGCCCAAACCTTGAGCATAGCTTGGAAGGCAATGCCTGCCTCGTACAACTCATCTTCTGACCAGCGATGGATCACCAATGTCTCTGGGTCATTCGCAGCCAAGACCACCGAAACGCAAGCGCATTTCGGATTTTCGGATGCGTATTTATAGGCCCATAACTGCGCGCAATCGG